TCTGGATTTACTAGAGAAAAAGAAGTTATAGGGTGATCGTCTGGAATACTATGTTCCTCGACGTACGCCTCATTTTCAAAATGTTTGTCAAATCTCACAGAACCTACTCGATTGGTAAGGTTCTTTGGGATTTCGCATAATAATTCAAGTAATGTATAATATACTAACCGTATACATATATTACTTTGAGATTTCACACAATTATACCAGGTTATAGGGTCCCAATTCATTGGCATCTTACCAACCCCGTATATTTGGCTAGGCAAGTATACAGGATATCTCTGAACACGTGTGTTCAAGGATATATCCTGGATTATAGACGATACGGAAAAGATGTATTTCTCCTTGAGAGATCCATCTTTCTGAACGTAACTTATGTCTTTTCCTAGGCCAGTAATCTTACCCTCCGTGGAGGAAGAGAAATCTGACCTATCTTTCTTAGTATCTATGAGATACCTCAACTTAACTATGTCTAGGTAAGTCGAGTACGTATTTGTTTTCAGCCTATTGGCTCTCCTCTGACTGTATTTCGCAGTTGGAGGTATTGCCATAATTTCTTCACAGTAAGTGAACCAATCGTCTGTGACGAATGTGTCGCTTTTTGCGAAGAGGTAACCCATCATTATACATGCTTCTTTAAAAGAATCTATGTACAGCGATATGCTTTCCGCGCTGTTGGATCCGATGACTACACTTCCGTCGTCACCGTTTCCTTCGGCGTGCACTAATAAATCATGTCCAACGGTGCGATGTCTCGCATATTTATGTGCGATTAAGTGCACCATTGACAAGTTAACTTTAGTCATAGGATCACCCATCATGAGACCATTTATAATGGTCCCTGATAGTTTTCCGTTTATATATAGTTCCCTAGGTCCAGCCCAGACACTTAATATGGTGTCTATCTGGTCCTGGGGTAGTCTTAATTTCTTGAGCAACGTACCCACTACGTCACGCCCCGAAAGGTGTGACGGGTGGTCCGTGGCTTCTGAGAAATCAAAAGAAAAGACTTTTACGATCGGTTTCTGAACTAGTTCGGAAATAGGATCGTCCTCGTCAAAAACTGTATATAAGGCATAACCTAATCTACCGGCCTGAAAGCCGTTCTTTAGGATACGCTGACATTTTAACATTTCAATGATTCCATGCTGTAAAGGTTGTAAGGATATATCCTTGCAAGCTGAACCGGATGTTACGCATCTACCTTTCCCATTTTCCCTAACCACGGAGAGTCTAACTTTCCGTGTCTCGGGATTATGTCTAAGCTGATACATACAATATTCGTATAACGAGTCACCGAATGTAGGTGTCTCGATATCGTTCAGTATCTCTATCTTTTCTGGTCTTCTGATAAGCTCCTGATCTATAAGATCTCGGGCAAATCCGAATTTACCTCCTTTCGTTTTAGGACATTCCCAAGATCCGCTGGTCCCTATGGAACATCGGATGTTGAGCCTTTGTTTAAGACCTGAGTCTAATATAATCTCTGTAGTGACTTCGTCAATACATGATTTAAGTAGATCGTTCGGTTCATAAGTTGTGACTGTAGTGACATTTTTTAAAAATGTCTCCACAGATTTCTTTATTATCTTAGGACCTGCTAACCCGCACGCACGCGTTTGGGTCAACAGTGACATCCTAAACATTTTCTGTTTGCTGTTCCCGCATACGTTTTCATTAAGAATCCGCACGCAGGGAACGATCCAGCTTAATGTTTTAAAAGAGGGGTGATCCAAGTCGATCACCTCCTTAATAAAACACTGATATTTTATATATTTCCGAGCTTCTTTCAATTTAATCAAAAATTGATCGTAGTTCTGAATACAGTTTGATATCACAGAAACCATTATTCTGTCCGAAACAGAATAAATCGATTCTGAAG